GGAGTTAATCGCGTGGAGGTATTTCAGTCTGGCATTCGGGTCCGGGATGAGAACGGGAGAATTGCTGGGCTTACCTTGGAAGAACTACACCGCACCCTATTTGACCGTGAATCAAGAGATGGTGAGAAGGAGCATCAAACTGCACACGAAGACGAAGCCGCGAGAGGTGCTACTGCCCAAGAGCGTGATCAAGATGCTGTCAGAGAATCCGACGAGATTCCAGAAGGGGCTTGTATTCCTGCAATTAAATGGAAAGCCGTTCAAGGACGCGGATTGGTTGATGAGTCAGTGGCGGGCAGCGCACGAGAAGAGCGGCGTAAGACTGAGGACTGGCCCATATCCGTGGAGGTCCACATACATCTCAATGATGCTCAGTAACGGCGCAGACGTTTACGATGTAGCCAGGATGGTTGGCAATTCAGAACCGATGATTAGGAAGCACTATCACAAGCACATTCCGAGTCAGACGCGGGATGATATTTACAGGAAAAAAATGGAAGAAATATTCTAATCGTCCCATTATGTGTCCAAGAGTGTGTCGATATTGGCTACAGGTCAATAGATAGTGGCGGACCGGACGGGACTCGAACCGGCACGAGGGCTAATCATGATAAATTATAACCAGTTTTAGAACGTTTCTAGGGGCTTGTAGCCGATTCGGGTGGTAATGATGTTGTATGTTTCGAAAGAATTGTCCCACAAATCGTCCCAAGAGTATAATGCGAAAAGGAGGAATGATGATGAATAAACTAGGGAAAATCATGGGCGCGTTTAGCGTCAAGATCGACCATATCAAATATGACGCGGTGCAGAAGCTGGAAGCGATGCAGGAAGAGATTCAGGCAGAGAGTGTGGAAGCATTAGACAATCTCGCCAAGATTGCTCTGGCTGCTGATCGCAGGGATCGGGATTGGCTTCAGGGCGATTCCGGCCAATGGAGTCAGGCCGAGATTCAGATGGTTATTGATTATTGGCAGGGAAGGCAGGTTAATCGCGACCAGATGGCCGCTCATCAGGATCTTTCTCGTCGAGTCGGTTACATGACGATTATTGATAGGGATCGGCAAGTCAATCACATGAGCGGGCAAACCATGCTTGACAATTGGTTCACTCCTCGCATTCCTGACAGCCTGCGTTAATTCTATGCTGTGCGTACTGGCTCAAATGATCCCGCTTGCTTTCGACTAGATGCCGGACTGTAGCGGGGAAGTTGGCCAGGGGTTCGATCACTGAAGCCCCGTTAATTTCAAAGTGTACTGATTCGTTTTTAATGGTTAATTCTACTTTCATAGTTCGCTCACCTTCCTGTTATGGCGCAACAGTAACCCTTGACACTTCGCCTTTTAGTTTGTCATACGTTATTGCCCGCATGCCCCGTCTTGACACCCACCCGCCGCGTGTGGCGTATGCGTCCCTTGGTGCGCCCGTGGGGTGCCGTTCAACAATAGCCCCACCACATTCCGCCATGTCTTGCTCGGTTTGGTGCAGGTGTCCTGTGTGAATGTAGCAATAGACCGCCTCGCCCCACATTGATCGGTATCTAGGTTCAGAAGCAAACAATTCTGGAAGCTGTTTATTCTTCTTTTTGTGGCCGTGGTGAAACGCAAGCATAATTTTGCCGTGCAGGTAGGCGTAATAAGGAAAGGGCGTGTCATCAACCTCGACCCGAGGGTTGTTGCTAAATACTGTTTTCATGCACTTTCTAAGCCATACACTAGACGCTAGATCGTGATTCCCCTCACAGATCAGCACCCGAACCTTTTTATGCTTTTCTAGCAGTCGTTGAGTTGAATTTATGCAAAGTGAAATTGCGATTTCAACAAGTTTATCGAATCGACTATCGGCGTCTAATACGTTTTGGTGCATGGGTGTTACCGCGTCGAGGCCATCCCAATGCAGGAAGTCACCTTGTATATTCAGAATAGCCAACTCGCTGTCTGGTGATCCTACCGCCATTTGGCCCAAGGATTCGTTCAGCGTGTCCTGAGCTATCTTTAAATCCCAATCCTCTCCCGACTCTTTGCCCCATGAGAACATGCCTAAGTGATAATCTGTGAAGGTGTAGAGTGTGCAGAGGTCTGCTATCACTTTCTTTGGGGCTTTTATCTTGGGCGCAACAGGCAAGCCCTTGGCCAGAACCGTTACCACCCGCTCCAATGATTCGATTTGCTTTTGCTTGTCAACGTCCGTCTTGATCCAGCGCGAACCGCTTGCAGTCTTTTCGTGTGTTGATACGCCCTTGAGGTGGTAGCCCTCTGGCGCTCCATGTGTGTGCATGTCAGGGTTCTTTCTAGCTGCCCTGCCCTTGACCTTAGCTATCTGCTCACCAACCGTAGATTTCCCTTTACCGCACACCCTAGCCGCTTCTGATATGTTGCAGCCATTACCTAGATAAGCTTTTACATAAGTGGTTTCCAGATCGGTCTCACAGTATTCAAGTAGAAAATTACTCATATTCGTATTCCTCGGTGTCATCTGAGAGGGAGTGCATTGCAAAATAGGTCTGTGCTATTGATAAATGGCCGATTAAGGCAGAGAGGTCGTCCATATCAGTGCTGAAAGCCCCTGGCCAGTCCGCCGTATAGACTCCCCCTATGTGCTCGCTAATGAGGATAAAGCCGGTTATTTCGCCACTCCTGGCACATTCCAAGGCTTGCTCTAGCGTTTCTATTAGGTTGTTTTGTACTGGGTCAAGATGCTTTACGTCGCCCATCAATAGCCCCTCATAATCTGGCCTAGCTGATCTCGTGACATGCAGGAAATGCCGCGGTCGGTCTCAATTTCTATCTCGCATTTTGTGTGAGCGATTCGACTAGGGTTAGGGCATGAGGATAGGGGGCGGGTAAGGTCTTGAGAGCAGGGGATTTTTGATTGGCAGGAGGATAGGAGAATTAAAAGGGTGATCGTTAGGAGTTTCAATTTCTACTCCTCCACAATTTCAACCCAACTGCCGCGGTCACTACCGCGCTGGTTAATAGGCCGAGCTCAATGTCGTTCGTGACGCACAGCACGACAAAGGCTTTTACCCCTTCAAGGACTTCCGGCTTTCCGTATGCGGACATAACAGCACCCACCAGCCCAAGCCATATCCAAGCTGTCATAGTCACCGTTACATACTCGTCCTTCCATGATTCCGCATTACCGCGGGAGTTGACCGCTTCCCATTCGGCATCGCTCAGGTTTAGGGAGTTTTCGCCATCCACTTGAGCCTGCTTTATCTTATTTAAGCCTTCTTCTTTGGCTTGTTTGCGGCGGGAGCCCGCGGTAACTACATCGGCTATCGGCTTAGCTATTCCATTTGCGATGCTTGATAATGCTGATAAAAAACCCATACGCCTCCTTGGTCCACTTGAATACTTGCTCAACTAGATAAGCAATCCAGACCACCACAGCACCCAAAATCAGGGCTGTGATAATTGCGGTCCAGATGCAGCCGTTAATAAGTCCAGATTCTTCCTGCTCGCCCTTGCCCGATATCAACATGGATAAACCTCGCTAGTCCTTTCTGGTTAATTCCAACGCCGCCCCGTGATTTACTGAGGGCGATTCTCGTAACAATCCGCGCATGACCACGAGATACACCGAAATCAACAGCCAAGCCTTTGGCATGAGTCCCAGGCTTTTTCTTGTCGCGCTCTATCTTGTGATTAGGGCAGCGATAGCCAGACGTAACAGGTAGAGCGAAGCCCGCCTCTGTTCTGATTTCTTGGGCGTAATCAATGAGCTCGTCCGTGATCTCGTTCGTATCGCAGCCACACTGACAGCCAAATTCTTCTCGAGTAAAGTTCTTCCAAGTCATTTACTTAACTTCTTCATAGCCGCTTCTAATAACCGCTGGCCGTGAGTGTCGAGCATGTAAACGATGCGTCCCGCCAAGTGGCCGGAAATGCCGCACATAACAGCAGTAAGGGGAAAGTTAAACTCAAGGTATAGGCAAGCGTAGGCAGTCATCAGAGCGACGAAACCAGAAGCGAACCACTCACCGAGTAATTCAATAATGCTGAATTTGAGTTTAGAATCTCGACGGATGCGAGACACATAATTGACGGTTCCGCCCATAACGCCGAGGCAGATCATCCAGAGGTAGGAGGCTATTTCTTTAAAGAATATCTCAAAATCTTCCAAGGCTAGGCGCTCCAAGAGGGACGACTAGCCCCTATTAAAATTGGGTTGGGGTAGGTTAGTATTCGATCAGCCATTAGAGCGTCATCCGTTCTTGTGGTTAGGTTCCGCCTGCGTGTGT